CCTCTAACGAGGTCTTTTGCAACGGATTCCGGCATCTGATCAGGAACGGAATACACACCGCAGCGGTAACAATATGTCGTACCTGCTGCGGGGCGTATTACTTTTACTGTCGTTATCACTAAGACGCGGCTGTGATAAGGTGCTTAACGGCGGCGGTGTCCATGAGTTCGCCATCCCAACGGCTGAAAGCGTAAAACGCTACTTCTCCAGTGGCCATGTGCAGCATATCATTCCGCATAACGGTCATATCTTTGACCATGCGGACGCGGTACTTGTCGAAATCGCCGAATAAAACCAGTTTGGAGGCGGCATTGATGCTGCTGTCCATGTCCTGATTAATCCAGTACCGGTATCCGTCGATTTTGTCGGGCGCGCCTTCCACAAAAGAAGGTTGCCAAAGCGGGCGGGCATCACTTGAGCCAATCGACAACTTTTTAAGGTACGCCAAAGTAGCGTCATGGAACATAAGTCCGAAACGCTGGCTGGCTCGGTATGCCGGGTCAATTGAGTGAATCAAGTCGAGTATTTCGGAGAATGTAATTGCCGTGGCCGAAGCTGCGGTCTTGCCCAAAGTGGACGCGGTTACAACGCCTTGAGGCTTTGAGCTACCGTCATCGGTTGTGCAGGCCGTATTGAGCGCCCGGCCAAATCGGTCTTCAAAAAACGCCCGCAATTCGCCCTCAAGGTTGTATTCGTTGTCACGAAGCATCTGCCAGGACACTTTGAATACATCGCCATACAAGTATGAATCAAGCTGCTTTTGGCCAAATGAAACATCTTGCACGGTGAATGAGCCTGCTTCAGCAATCAATACGGCTTTTGCTGCCGTGTCGTTGACTGTTGGCCAAAACCATGTTTTCCCGGTACTTGTGCGCTCAATTCTTGCCGCTTGCATAATGCCAGAATAGTCGAGCATCGCTTTTTCAAGCTGTGGTTGCCATTCATCAGGCACCAGGTAGCCACCAAGAGAATCGGTTCCGACAACTTGCGTGCTTGTTCCGCGCTTTTCAATCAATGAGCGCTGCTCATTTGAAAGCGAAGACATGCCGAGCCTGAGCATCTGCATGTAAGATTCGCGATATTCTTTTCCTTTTCCAGCGTCGCGCGTCGCAGTGTTGTCACTTGTCCAGGTTGGGGCTTGCGTTTGGGTAGCTTCAAAGTGCTTGCCAGCACGCTCAGCCACCAGCTTTTCTGTTTTTTCGTGGGCTTCGATGGTTTTTGTGAGGGCGCGTTCGTCGGCCTCCATTTTATCCCACTTTTCGCTTTCTTCCTGGGTAAGTGCGCGCCCCTCCTTTGCAGCGGAGAGGGTAATGTCTTGCATCTGCGTAACCAGCCGCGCACGCTGGTCGTAGGTTTGCTGAATTCCAGTTACCATTGTTTATTGTTTTTGTTGGTAGATAGCCGCCTTTAGTTCAAGTGCGCGGCTTAGTTTTTTATAAGTGTCCGTCATGTCGACGGGGCTTGTTTCTTCGCTCCAATCTTCAAAGGATCGCTTTGCTACCGACGTGTCCGGGTTTGCCGGGAATGTCACCGGCGACGCATCGAAAACGGTGGCTACATCGGTGATTGTTCGGTGTTCTTTGCCGTTCCGCATATCCCACTTGTCGCCAATCCTGCGACCTGTGCTGTCGGTACGAAAGCGGAACCCCCACGAACTTTGGTCAATGTCGCCGCGCTCAACCGCAACCCTGGCATTTTCGCCATTCGGGCTGCCCGGCAAGTCTACTTCGTACCACATGCCTATGTCATCCACGCCAACACGTGCCGTTCCGGCTGTTGTGCGGCCTAAAATCAGGTTAGGATCATGGTTTAGTAAAATCCGAACGTCGGACATGTCAGCCTTTGAAAGCGCGTCACGGTCTACGGATTCGGTGTACCAACCCATATCGTAAGTGCTGCCAAATCGCAGCGCATAACCACGAAGAGCAGGCGTTTTGCCTTCCTCCTGCCTGATCTCAAAGTCAGACTTGAAAAACCGGCGCTCAATTCCCGGCTGCGCCTGGCTCTCCTTGGTCTCCTGTTTCCGTTGTTCCATCTTGCGTATTTTGTCCGGCGGCATCGGCCCCGGTTTTGTTCAATGTTGGGTCGTAGATCGTATCACCATCAGCCACCGGATTCATGTTTTCCAGCGCACGGACTTCGTTTTGTGTCATCCATCCAGGATTCGACACGCTACCCAAAGCGCGGGTGAAGTATTCGCCGCGCGACTTGGTGTCACCACGTAACAAGGCATCTACATTGAAGTGAAAAAACATTTTGTGTTTTTCGCCTTCAAAAAGCAACTTCCTGTTTAGTTCGTGTTCCCAGTTCTTTAGCCACGGGCGCAACGTGTCGCGCACGAACTCAAGGCTTTGGTGTTCTATGTTGTTGTTAGTAGATCGCTCCAAATCGCCGACCATGTGCGGCGGTACGCGGTAAATACGGCAGACATCATGCAAAGACAGCTTTGCCGTTTCGATAAACATGGCGTCCTGCGGCTTCAGGGTAAGCGGCACGAACTCAAGGCCGCTTTCTAAAACCGGCGTTTTACCTGCGTTGTCTTGCCCTGAGTAGCGGCTTTGCCAATTTGCTCTTAATTGTTCTGCCTGATCTGCATTTAGCTTGCCTGGGTGCTTCAAATACCCCGACATCAGGGTACTGTTTTTCCATAGCGAAGCCTGTGTGTTAGTGGTGGCTATTCCTAAGCCAATGTTTTCCCGGAAAATAGCAATTGGCGATTTGCCAATAATCCCATCTGAAGAAAGCCCTTTAACGTGAATCATATCACGGGGGCGAACAGGCGTTTTTTGATTTGAAACCCTATACCAAAGGTTATTTTCCGGGTCAAACTCCGGGGTAACGTGGTGCGGGTTAAGGATCACCAATTCCGTAGGGCGGCGATTGCCGTCACGGTTGATATAAGCATAGAAGTTGCCATGCAATGCGAGGTGCAGCATGGCGGTAGACCTGAAATCGAAGGAAGTGTAAAGCTCGCTTGGTTCGTAGCCAATGAGCTTATGCCGGGTGTCGTTGGTTAGCTCCGTTATCGTGTCGGACTGCTTTAAAAACAGTCCAACCGGCAAGGATGCAACAGATTCGGCAAGGATTTTAGCACATGCGTAAACGCCTGCGTGCGCAAGGGCTGTTTCCTGGTTGATGGTAACGCCTGATTTAGTCTTAGGGCCAAGCCATGAATACATCCATTCGGACGGATTCTGAAGGCTTGAGCGCTGTTCATCGACAATAAACAGCGACCGGATGTTTGACCAAATCGACACAGGGCGCAATGTTTGTGCAAAATTCTGCAATTATATTGCCGAATCCGCGCAAAAAAGTTACTTTGTCTTTTTGGAAACCACTAAAACTTTGTAGAATCGCCTTCTTTGATTCTTGAAACTCTGATAACTGCCAAACCTTCTCCGCTCATAGCGCCCAAAAACGATGATTTCAGCCGCTTCGTAGGCATCCCGCACCGTCGGTTGAAGTGGCAATTGCTCCAGGAACAAGCGCCAAAATTCAAGCATTGGCATCGGATGCGCTTTGCCATGCGGGCGGCCTGTTGTCATACGTAGAATATGCCGGATTTAGAGTAAACATCAGCCTGCGGGTTTTTCAGGTGTTCGCCAATCGCAATAATCGACGCTATAATGCCGTCGATCTTAACACCACGACTTTCTTTCATTTTGGTGACCTTCAGGTTTTTATTATTGTCGTAGTACGGAACGCAGTTCGATAACATCCAGCGAAGGACAGGGTTTCCAAGGTGGTTTATCGTTTGCATCCTAACAAGGCGCTCAAACTCCTTAGCAGAGGGCGACATTGAAGCGGGGTGTTGTCGAAACACATCCATCGGGTAGCCGTCCTGCTCAAGCTTTCCTATTGTCTGCCATGCGTTTTGGGGGTCGTAGCCTATCGCACGAACATCGTAAACGGTGAATAAATGCCGTACTTCTTCCGTCAAATAATCGTAATCCGTATAATTGCCAGGGGTTACCATAACAGCCCCCGGCACGGCAAATTCGCCGGGCGCAACCGGCTTAGACCATCTTAGCAGGTCGGGCAAATCGCGGCTTTGCATATTCATTATGTCGCCAGGAATCCAGAAGAACGGCAGCAAAACGCCTGCTTCATCTTCGCTTTCAGGCGGGAAATACAATACTAAAGCCGTGAAATCCGACACGCTGGCAAAGTCAATACCCATGTAACACATGCGGCCTTTTAGCTTTTCAACGTCATATTCAGACGGGCAAGCCTGCCAGAGTTCGTCCTGTATCCATACCTCACTAACCCCTACCGGCACATTCAGGTTTTTAGTTTTGAACTCTACCTCACTTCGCCCGCCCTCGTTTACCGCCTTCGTGTACTCACTATCCATGAACTCCCATGTAGGGGTAACCCCGATCTGCGGGTTTGCTTTTATCCAGGTGCTTTTATCATTCCAGTCATCACCCTCATCCAGCGTGTAAATCACCCCAAAAAAGGTTTCGTCTACCTTTGTGCCATTCAACAGGTCGATGGCGTTTTGCCGAACATGATACCACGGGCTTTGAAAGTTGAAGCCGGACGTTGTGATAATGTAGGTTAGTGGTGAGCGCCTGGCACCCATGCCGGTTTCGATAACCTTTAAAACCTCGTTATTCGGGTGCGCGTGAAATTCGTCGATGATTGCAATGTGGGGTGAAAGACCGTCGAGCGTCCACGCGTCAGCGCTCAGCGCTTGCATGAATGAATCCGTGTCTTCAAACATGATCCGGTGCGCAAGTAGCTTCAGCGCCTTTTCCATGTACTCGCTGTCCTTTCTTAGTTCGCGAGCCATCATTTTTGCCGCGCTGTACACAATTTGCGCCTGCTGTCTGGTTGTTGCCGCGCTGAATATTTGCGCCGTTTGTTCACCGTCGATAATCATGCCGCCTAAAGCGATTGCGGCGGCTTCCTCTGTCTTACCCTGCTTCCTTGCCACTTCGACAAACGCCCGCCTAAAGCGCCTGCCTTTGCCGTCAACGCGACGCCAACCGAATATACAAGCCCACCTGAATTCCTGGAAATCCTGAACTAAGAAGCGCTTGCCCTTCCATTCGCCGGACGTGTGCCGAAGGCACCGGATAAACCCAATCCACCGACTTGCTTCTTCCTCGTCGAAGTAGTACGGAAAATCCGGCGTGCGCTGTCGTTTCAAGTCGTTCAGCTGCCTTTCTACGGCCTGCCGGACATACTTGCAAACAACGGCTTTGCCGGTTGTCACGTCGGTGATGTATTGGTGGTAG